ACTGAAGTTCGCAAGAAAGCCGAATTTATCTGTAAAAGAATCGCAGAAAAAGCAGAAGTAGCGGTTTCAGACATGATCTGGATCCAAAAATGGGCAAAAAGCAACCACAGTGTCGAAGCAATGCTTCGTAGAGCCCGCAGGAGAGCAATTAGAGGTGATCAACCCACCGAAGGGTTAGATCGTTTTCTTGAAGATATGGATTTAGGTGACCCAGACCCTGAGGAACAACGTTTTGGTCCTCAGAACCCAGTTGAACTTGCCGAATGGTTCGGAAAGAAGCGCAAGTGGTTCGTAGATGACGAAGGATGTAGGGACTAAGCCTGTGTGGGATCCCCCACTTAGACTGAGTGACCGGCGTATTCAGTGTGTCAGACGAAGTTCAAGAGTTAAGAGCTCATGAACAACTTAAAAGACTCAAGAGTTTGATGTCTGGCAACGTCAATAACGTTGATCTTTCTTGCGACCACTGTGGCTGCGCTTACAGCTATAGCGTTATGTCTTTAATGAGTTGGGACGAAAATGGGAATTTAAGTGTGGATTGATTTAAACTATATACATTAGATAAATTTCTAAAGTGGATTTTAGTGCTTTAGCCAGTCTCGCAGGACCCATTATTGGGGCTGTTGCAGGAGGATCTTCTGGTGGTGGGGCTGGTGGTGGGGCTGGTATTCCTGGTATTGGCGGTGTTGCTGGTATGGGTGCGAGTGCTATCGGAGGATTAGCTGGTGAGTTTTTAAATAAATATCCGTTAGGCGTAGCTGGAGGCATGCTAGGTGTTGACGAAGCAGGCCCTGCAACTGGTAGTGCTCCTATTACAGGTGAAGAAGACGATAATATCTTTAATTCGTTTCTGGGTAACTACTTAGAAAAGATTAAAGCAGGTTACGTTCCTGGTTCTTCCGTTATTTAATCATGGGTTATCCACAGCCAGATCGTCGTTACGACACACCTAATCTAGGTTCGTATCCTCAACCAGATCGTCGTTACGACACACCTATGCAAGGTTCGTTTCCTGAACGTGGACCTGAAATTGATATCGAAGCTGAAATCAGGAAGTATATCGATCCTGACCGCAACCTTTTGTACCGCCCTGGTGTAGATAAGTTCGAGATTAGGCGACCTGTTTTCCGTCCTGGTGTGGACAGCGTTGAAATCCAACCTTTGGATTTTTTAAATCAAACTCTTGAGCAAAACAAAGAAGTGATGGGATTGAAGGAACAGGTGTTCCCACGTTTTGCTGATCCTGCTGACGGTACTCTAAATAACACTATGATCGCCGCAGATCCTGGTTTGATGCCTGGTGAAAGACCTGGTTACGGTCCCGCTACTCCTATGGAGATGCGCGATTCGATTTTAGAACGCCTTGCACCTGGTGGACTACAGCGTGCTAGAGACGTTCTGTACGGTAGGACACCTCTAAGGGGCGTTTGATTCTTTATTGCTTCAGATATTTCTTTTTGAATTAAAGTAGACTTGTAGATATCTATGGCGACTGATGAGTAAAAATAAGGATTTTGAACGTAAGGTACAAGAACAACTAAGCTCTAAACTTTTTACAGATTACGATCGCAAGCGTTATGGTGCTGGTTCTCAGAAAGATCCCCGAGTAGATCGTTTTAGCGGGCTGGATGTAAGGAAGCTTTTTGGTGAAGCAGAGGGTCCAGATAGAGTCAAAGCTGCAGCAGTTTTAGATTATTTTGACATTGTTAAAGACAATACAAAATATGGTGGTGCTACTGAGACTGAACTAGATAGGTTAAGAATGATCGTTGGGGATCGTCCTAAAGATAATGGCGGTAGTGGACCAGGTGTGCTTGCTCCTGGTGAGCAGACTTTTGGTGATCCTGCACGCCCAGGTGCATTTGCTGGTTCTTATTTTGATTACTTAGGCGGCGACCCAAGCGATCCAGGAAATTATTACGACTCTAATTTCTTAGGTGATGATGCCCGTGGTACCGGAGGGATCATGCGTAATGTTTTTGATAACCGGATCGAACGCAGTGTGCCAGTAGGTCAAGGTTCGTTCTTGCAGCCTTTGAGTGAACTAGAACCTGAGAATGAAGGAGAAGACTTCTTAAGAAGTTTGGTTGGTGAACTTGGTTATGTTGGACCAGGCCAAGCTGAGGGTGGTGAAGTTGGAATGGTGTCTAATGAAGCCACACGTGCTTTGGGCCAGCTGATTGCAGGGTACGCCGCCAGGTAAAAAAGTTAGTAATAGCAGATAAGAGAAAGTCTAATTTTTGTTTTGTTTTATCGTGTTTATATTGCGTTGCTTGGCTAAGGCAATCACTTACAAACAAGAGACCAAACTCGTAGTATCACTCGGTGTTGTATGGATGCTGAGTATACTTAGTTTAACTGTGTACTTAACACGAATGGGTCAACCGTTAAATATGTAGGTAGAAGGCATAGTTACAAAGTACTAAGTAGAAAAAACGGGGTCAGCGGCAGGCTGCGAAAATAAACTCTGTGGCAGCGCGATTTAGCTGAGTGCCCACAGGCTATATGTTGGCAGTGTGTTCAGAGAGGACATGGGCCAGCAGTGAGTCGTGAGGGTTGGGCGAGCAGAGGGAGTAGAGGAGGGGCAGGGGTATTAGGTGAAAAATAAAAACGTCGTCTGCGGCAAGCTGCACTAATTTTTTACTGTGGGAACAGCATTGACAAACCCACAGGTCTAGATATCATTTGTTTGCGTCGAAGGAAGTTAGCCTGCTTCCAGAGACTGTCTTCATGATCCCCCGATGATGAAGATGGGGTTACTCAGTCCCTCACACCTGACTAACCCGCCTGGCAAAACATCTCCGAAGTTTTCGGTGTTGTGAACTTCGGAGAGTTTGCTATTTCTAAACAAAATTTTATTCATACGTACAAACTTCCAGACTTAGAAGTTTGCGATGAAGTTATAAGTTTTTTTAAGCAGCGTTCTGACCTACATCAGACAGGAAAAGTATTTGAAGATAATTCAGAAACAGTAAATAAAGCTGCCAAAGATTCGATTGATATACAAGAAGATTTTGACTTTTTTAACAGAGAGCCTTGTTTCTCTGATCTTTTAAAATTTCTTTGGTCTTGTACAGAGAACTACGCAAGTACATACGATGAACTATGGGAGTCTTCTTTCCGTATCGTCGATACGTTAAAACTTCAGTACTACAAACCTCCTAGTGGAGGTTTTAAGTTATTTCACAGCGAGAGGAACAATGCTCAGTGCCACAACTGCTTGGTGTGGATGCTTTATTTAAACACCGTGGACGACGGGGGAGAAACTGAATTTAGATATTTAGATCACCTAGAGAAAGCAGAGAAAGGAAAGTTAGTAATATGGCCTCCAGACTTTACTCATGCTCATAGAGGTATACCTTCGTTCACTCAGGAAAAGTACATTTTTACTGGTTGGTACGAGTTTACGTAATTTCTGTAAAGGTCGCAGCTAATGAAAATCTTGGTTCTACACAGTATCTGCTTGGAGCTGTTCCGTAGTGGTACAGATCAGCTCTAAATAAAACCCCTCGATTAGGCATAAGGGGTACATTTACATAATCACGATCATCATTTCCTCTGTGTACAACAAAACTACCTCCCCAAGTAGGGTGCCAGAGATCATTAGCAAATATTAAAAAAGTCCATTCGTTACTCTTTCCGTCTTTATGCGGCCACGACTCCATGCCGTAGAACTGCACGTTTGTATTAACTCTTCTTAACTTAATATTCTTTTTGAGTGTTTTTTGAGCTTTAATTTTTATAAGTTCAGATATATGTATTAGACACAAATTATCACCTAGAGGAGAACGGTTGAGGGCAGTATTTTTTGACTCAGTCATAGGTTTGTGAAGAGCCCCCCATAGTGGATAATTAAGTCTGCCGTCAGCTATATAGGGGGAAGTTTGCTCTGTTTTTACGTATATAACAGGGTTGTAAAATTGATTAAATTCTTCGACTAAAGCCTGACAGTTGTCGCTGTCAAGCACATCGTCAAAGATATAAATTTTTTCCACTACTTGTCATCCGTGAGTGTTGGCAACTGAAGCGAGCTTAACCACAAGTTGCCATCCTGTAAAAATACCAAACTCAATCGACGCTAGAGCCGAAAGTCCGCTGTCTACTGCACGTTGTACATCAGGGTGACCGTAGTCATCAAAGAAAACAACGCCACCAGGCTTGACCATAGGTACGTAAAGGATTAAATCTCGAGCGACTGATGCTGAATCGTGAGCTCCATCGATATAAAGGATATCAATCCACGGTTCAGAGCCAAAACGTTGGTCTAGATCAGCAAAAACGTGTTGAGAAAGACCTTTAATTACTTCAACTTTCCCGCAGTTGTCAGATTTAGCGATATTTTCGCGTGCAGTTCGCTCTAACTTGCTTAAACCAGAGTACTTTTCTGGATTACGGAGGTGTTCTTCGCTTCCCGTGAACGGATCAATCGAAATAAGGCTTGATTCGTCGTTATGAAGGAAATAATCTGACCAAAAACATGAAGATGCTCCTTCATACACTCCAATTTCTACAATTTGACGTTTTGCAGCGGGATCTAGAAGAATTTTCTTTTCTGTTTGAGGTGCACGAATAGCATACTCACTATTTAGCAGAGCATCGTACCAACCTTCTGTAAATGTATAGCGTTCATCCAATGTTTTCTTTGCATCAGCGGGAATACTGACGGTGGGCACCGATGTGTCGTCTTTGAGCTGACCCATGAGCTCTTTAAAGGACGCTGCTGGCATGGGAAAGGGTTGTAAAGCATCAGTATGCTAACAGCGGAGCTTGCTCTTGCTCAAATTTACGATATATTTTTTGTAGCGCCTGAGTGCCGGAATCGGTAGACGGATCGGACTTAAAATCCGCTGACTTGTAAAAGTCGTGCGAGTTCAAGTCTCGCCTTAGGCATTGCATTTAACCTATGAACGATTTACTCCTCGATGAGTACTGGAATGGACGCCAGCTTTATCAAGGTTCTAAAGGTGGTAAATACTATGTCAGTGACGCAGGAAACAAGATGTATGTACGAGAAAATTTAAAATCAAGAAAGCAAAAGACAGAAAGAAGACCTAAAAGAAAGTTTATGCCTAGACGCGGTGCTTTTTACCGATCTCTTATGAATCAAAAGCAGCTATAAACATGTTTTCAAAATTTCTTACTTGACCAACTGCGTACCCGTGTGAATTAAGAAAGTTAATAATTGTCCTTCTCATATCCTCGTTTCCAGGGTTGCTTTCGAAAACGATTAAAGGTTTATCTTTTTTAATCGTTAACTCTGCTCCTCTAAGCGCGTCGTGCTCATATCCTTCTACATCAAGTTTTATCATTCTTACAGGACCGTCATATGTTCCATAATCAATTGCAGTCATTTTTACTTTTTCTTCTGAAAGAACCTTTTCTCCTGTGGGTTTGATAAAGGAGGAGCCACCTCCGTCTTCGCTAACGACGTATAAAGTTTTTTCTTCGTGAGCTTTATTACTACACGTAACACCAGCGTTTGTCGGAGTCACGTTAGATATTTCGTTAATAAATAAGTTTCCGCATAACTGAAAATATGTTCTCCTTTGCGCTTCGAAGGCATACACTTTGTCAAAACACTTGGAAAGCATGATGCTGTAAACACCCATGTGTGCTCCACAGTCAATCAACACCCCATCTCCTGGTAAGTGTTTTTTGACCATTTCTATAAGTGCTAGTTCAGGAACACCTACTCTGTGTGCTTGACAAAGACCTGAATCATCCCTGTGCATTAAGAAACTAGTATCACAAGTAGGGACAATCAAATCAATAGATGGTGTCCAGAAAAAAGTACTCACACGGTTAATTCAGGTGTTAGTATATTAACAGTTGGCTAATAATTTTGAAACCGATTCCTGTTCTTGGCACAGCAGTAGTCAATGGTCCTCACTGGGTTTGGAGGTTGTTCTACAGCATTGATTACCCTGTAGATAATTTTGTTGTTTTTAACAACAACGGTCGGGGGCAGATTGACGAAGAACTAGATCTGTTAAAGAAAGCCCCACATAAGTACGTAAAGAAAGTTCATGTATGTCATATGCCCGCGAATCTTGGGTGTAGCGGAGCTTGGAATCTAATTATCAAATCGTTTATGAACGCGCCTTACTGGGTGATTTCTAATCATGACGTCATGTACGAACCGGGGTTTTTACAAGAAATGAGTACGGAGGCTGCGAATCCCTTTGCTGGAGTCGTCCATGGCAAAAATGGCGGTTGGGATATCTTTCTTTTAAAAGACTGGATGGTGCAGAAGTACGGTTTGTTTGATGAAAATCTTTACCCTGGTTACTGCGAGGACATGGATTATGGGATGAGGTTTATTCATGACGACGTAGTTCGAGTTTTGTCTCTGCAGCGCGGTTACTACCACGGCTCGAAGAAAAACGATTATTCGGACGGTAGTCAAACCTGGCGTTCAGAACCTGAAATAGCAAATAGTATTCACCTAGCGCATGAGATGAATAAGAAGTATTTGCATATGAAGTGGAGCGAATCCTGGCAAGGTCACGTCGAAGGTGAAACCTATAAGACACCTTTCGATTTGGAAGACATGCCTGTCAGTTTTACCACTTATGACTTAGATTTCGTCCGCCGCAAAAATCTCGGTTTCTAATAATGAAAACAGTTCGTCATCCAATTGAAAGTCAGTGCTGGTCTGTTGATGACGATCCAGCGGCACAAAACTTTGCTGACTGGGATTATGTGGTTGAAGCTGTTAAAACAGCTGCGATTTGTCGTATTCAGTGTGACAATCCTTTTGTTAATGCTTTTCCTGGCGATCATTACCGCATTCTGGCTGGCCTCGTCTACAACCTTGATCGTTCTAAGGGGCCACTTAAGTTAGTAGACATCGGTACTCACTTAGGTACTTCAGCACGAACCATGCTGGATTTCTCGCCTGATGAAGATACTGTCGAAACTTTTGACGTTAATACGTGGGATAGCTATTCCGTTAGTTATTTAAACGAAAAGGACTTTGAAAGCCGTTTAACTCAGCACGTAGAGGATCTAATGGATCCTCAAGTTTTTGCGCGATTCGCAAAGATGCTTTGTGAGGCTGACTTTATTATGTGCGATGGCCCTAAGGACGGAATATTTGAACAAAAGTTTTATAGTTTGTTATCTAGTTTAGAATTTCCTAAGAAGCCACGGTGGTTGTTTTTGGACGACATCCGTTTTCCTAGTGAAATGGTCTCCTGGCGATTGATCGATTCCCCAAAACTAGACTTGACTTCTTTTGGTCACTTCAGTGGAACTGGACTCGTCAACATCTCTGAAGGTTTTAAGTTTGGCTAATGCCTTTTTACTCGGCGTTCACAGCAAGCGGTTATTTAATTAATAACCTTCAGTCTTTACTTGACCAAAAAGACATCTCGTCTTTTGGCTTAAGTAAGCTTGCTTGCTTGTCTCCGACTACAACTCGTAAAATTTGTAGCGATTCAAGTTATATACCGTCACCCGATGTTCTTGAGAAGATTTGTCTTTCTCTTGAAGTTACTCCCGGCGACGTTTTAGGAATAAAGAGTACAATGGAGTTAACTGTTGCAGTAGGTTCTGGTGTTTTCTCAGGCTGATTATGCGTTAGCTGCACGTCTGCTCGGTCTGCCGATGCCGGTAACCCCTGCTGAGCAAGCAGCGGCTGCTCCAATGACGGCACGTGTTTTACGTGACTTCATGCAAATGCGACCACCAAGTGCGGATGGTGGTTCAGACGCGATGTATACGGGAGCTACACGCTCTTTGAATTCATATCCGGATGTCGAGTATCCGATGGTGAAGGCTAAGTTGGCCTCTCGACTTCGCACTGAGGTTGAAGAACCCAGTGCTGATCAGTATTTAGCTGAACTTTTGGAGCAACTTATCCAAAACCCTGAGCTAGTCATGGAGATGCTGGCTCTCTTGGATCAGCTTGATGCACAAGAACAGGCACACATGGACGAGCTTTCATCTCAGCGTCCTCCTGATTTTGATATGCCTAACGAGGGTACCAATTATTCGATGCTTAATGCACCGGCTTCAAACACTATTCCTCCCTCTGTGCAGTTTCAACAACTGAGCTGATGAACAACCAACGTAATCGGGAACTTATGGAGAGAGACGTCCGTAGAGACGCGCCTGAGCAAAATCCTGTGGATTTTATGCACAGATATATTCTTTCTAATTTTCCTCAGACTTCTGCTCTTCCTTCTAAGGAACAGAAAGAATCTATGTTGCCCATGAATACTCAAGATAATGGTTTAAAATTAATGAAGAAGCCACTTAGTGGCACTTCTTTCGATAACCCAGCAGGAAGTTAAAATGCCAGTAATTACAGGCACGGGTGGTGCAATCTTAAGTGGGGCAGCTAAATCTGGCTTAGCAGGAGCTACGCAACAAGGAGTTATAAACTCTGTTCTGGGTAGTGCTTTAGCGACAAGTGCGCCTGAACTTTTTAAAGCTTTTTTTGGTCCAGGGGGCGCTGCACGGACAAACCCTAGTGCGCAAACAACTGGACCTGGGGGTAAATTTACTATTACTGCTCAAGATGTATTAGCTCTTGAACAGTATGCGTCTAAAGAAAATTTTAAACGTCGACTTCTTAATCTGCCTGAAATTGACGTTCAACAAGTTCTTGACGACACTGCACGCCGTCTTGATGATCAACTAAGTCGTGCGTCTGAACGCAAAAGAGAAGAAGTTAGGTTAGAAGGTGAGTTAAGAGCTTTGCCACAAGCTTTTGCAAGTATGGGGCAAATGGGCACCGCACAAAGTAGGATAGCTGAAGCAGCTCTTTCGAAAGTTTTAGAGGGCAATCTTCCTGCTCCTTATCTTTCGAATATGGGCAACGTTCGCCAAATTACTAAGTAATCATGGAACAAGGAGATCTTACAAAATTCGGTGGCAGCCTTACAGACATGTATGGCATTGATTTTAGTGAAACCGGTGGACTTCCTAAAGTAGATTCACAAAAAAGTCCTTATAAAGAAGCGAAACCAATTTCTCGAGCGTTAAATGCTCTTGGGAACATTATTTTAGGAACTGACGGAGTTGACGAGTTTGTGCAGAACAGACCGCAAAGACTTCCAGAATTTGGAGGAGGAAAAGTATCTGATGCTCCTCTAGTTCCTACTCAAACTCAACAATCTGATCGTAGCCAACGAATTCCCTTAGAACCTTATACGCCACCACGTGATCCAACACCAGCAACAACAACTACTCCTACAGTTGTCGGGGCGTACGACGCAAATCAACAGTTAATTAAAGATCTTCTTTCTAACCTTCCTGGTTATCAAGAGCGAGCTTTACAAGGTCGCCTTAAAGAAGCTGAAGCTGTTGGTGCTCAAGCACGAAAGCGAGACGTTATTGCAGAGTGGGGCGCTATTACTAGAGCAGAAATTGCTAAGGAACAAGCACTAGCTCAATCACTTATGGTGACTAGTGTGTACGCCAACACTCCAAATGTGAGTGTCATGCAGGCAATGAACGCTACAGCTCCTAGCGTTATTGGAGCCTACAAAATGGGTTCTTCGGTACTTAAGTAATCATGGGATTTAATATCGGTGGTGCAATTACAGGCGGCCTTGGCGGTTTCGTTTCAGGCGGTCCAGTCGGTGCTGTTGCCGGAGCGTTGGGCGGTGGTCTTTCAGGAGGAGGAGGGTCCTCCAGTAGTGGAGGTAGCGCTGCTGCTGGGCCCGCCCCCATTGATTACTACGCAAAGTATGGAGCTGCAGCTGCGGCAGCTAATGCTCCTCTGACTTTAGCTGGACAACGTTATGGACAAACTGTCTCTAGTGTTTCTGGTGCTCAAGGTCTTTTAGGGTCAAGTCTCTCAAGCGGACAAATGACTGCTTTACGAGATGCGGCAGAGCGTGGTCAGCTTGCTTCGCAGGCGCAAGTCCAAGAGGTTGCCGATCTTGTCGGTAAAGGACTTGATTTACAATCTGCACTTGGTAACGCAAGACTTAGTGTTGGGCTACTTGATCCTCAGTTCTTAAGCCAAGCTGCCACAGCGGCACGCGGGGGTGACAACACACTTGCTCAGAACTTAGCTAATACGAATCTTGGTGTTAAAGCCTTACAAGAAGGCGCAAAAACTAATATTGCTCAGCGGTATGCGCAAGATTTGGGAGCTATGGCCCAAACCCGTGCAACTGGAGCAGCAAATCTTGCTCTCGGTTCACAGCGAATTGCCGGTGATCTGGCTAAATATGATGCGCAGATTATCGGTAATTTGACTCTTAACAAAGCCAGAACAGAAAGTGATCTTGCACGCGTTCGTGCGAATGTGGGTGCTACCAAAGATTTACGTCAAAACGCAATGAATATTGCGCTTACTGGTCAGCGATTCTTCGGATGATTGAAACACAAGTTCGCGATACTAATACGGTCGGAGCTTGGTTGACAGCGTTAGGTAAAACTGAAAAAGATTCTTTCTTGCACTATGTCAAGAACAGCACTAGCGAAATTGAGTCGTATTTATATGCTCGTTTTTTGCGTCCTGGTTATAGCGGCTCAATTGCCGACTTATCCGCCTGGGTGCAAGAGAAATATCCCAAACAAGATCTACGTAAAGTCTTGTTGATTGAAATCGACAGTCTGAAAATGGATATCGATAACGTAAGAGACATGACCAACACAGGGATGTTGGACTATGCCACAGCGGCAACAAAAATTTCTGTACTTCAAAAAGAGCTTAGGTCTCACATTCAAGCAGTCCGACAGCTCACTGACGGTGTCGATCGACGCGGACTTCTGCTTGCTGGAGCTGATCGATGCCTGCGAGAACTAATGAATAGTTTCGAAGATTCTCCTACGATGGCCGATTTACTCGACGATGCTTCTATCGTTGTGTGGTCAACAATCGAACGCGAAGAAAAAACGTGACGGACGCTGAACGAATTATTCAGTACATCGAAGACACCGAATACGACAGAGAAGTTTTACCGCATTACGGTCTACTGCCGGATTGGTTTGTTCGCTATAACGAGCTTAAAGAACTCATCGTCACGTATTTAGACGGGTTCGAGAAGTCCGAGGATATTGACGAGAGGACACTTAAATATTCCCATGAAGGAATCATTGACTCCGAGAGCTAGTTCGATTGTGTCATCTTCTTCGACGTAACTACCTCCAAAAGGCAAGATACAAGCAGGTTGCGTAGAAACAGGCTGGCCTGTGCAATCAGTCCACCAAATTAAATCGTCGTGTAGAGAACCACTAAAAAGTGCTTCAGTACACTGCCGCGTAATCTTAGTTAGACCTTCGTCGAGTGTGTACACACCTAGGTGGTATAGAAGGTGCTGCCTTTGTGTCTTTGTGTCAAAAGCCATGTATTTCCAGTGAAAAAACACCAACCACTCATCTCCAATTTTTATAGGAGCGGTCGAGTTAAAGGTAGGACAATCACTGACGACCTTTTTGAGAGACGACGAATCAATCTCTCGATCGGGTTCTCCAGGAGTTTTAAAGACAAGAGGCAGGGTTGAATACTGCAACCTTAATTTTTCGCCATCAGTAAAGAAACACCAGTTTTTTTCAGCTTTATCTTTAACTAAATTTTGCCCAGCAGGAGGGTAAACACAGTCTGTTACCTGGCCTTTTTTATCAACTTTTCCCACGCAGACTTTGGGGCTTTTTACGAGCATGCGAGATGAAGTATCCCACTTTGAGGCGTAAGAACTTGTAATAAACTGCATGTAAAGTTCTTTGTCTGGACCTTCAAAAAGTCGAGCATCTTCGTAGCTCAACCTATGAGGTGTAGATCTGATTTTGCGAGCTTTCTCAATACGATCTTCTGCTACTAGTTCACCGATATAGATATCAGTTGGGGTGTTGTTGTAGTAAAAATATTTTCTGTCATGTCTGAATACAAAAGGTTCAGGTTGACTCCTGAACGAAATAAGTTTATGGCCTTTGTGAGTTAGTAGACAAGGACTAAAATTTGCAATTGCTTGATCAGGTAGTCCCCAGTTGATTCTCGTAAATTTTCCTCCAATATCATCTGCTTGTTGATATACAGTGGCGTAGCCATCTTTATGTCGAATATTAATAGGTACTTGAAGATACTTAAGCGCCGTGGTGTGCCTGTTGATTTGAAGTGTCATTAGGCTTGCTCCATTGCTTTAGTGAATCCTTCAGCTACTCGTTCCCAGGAGTATGAAGGATTTTGGGTAACTTCAAAGCAATCGTCAGCTACTTTTTTGCGATAATCTTTATCTTCATAAACTTTATTAAGAAGTTCTGCAGCATGTTTATAGTCAATAATTCCTCGCTCAACACCGAGATCTTTATCAGTAATCCACGCAGCTACATCAATCAGCAAACCTTTACCCTGCCAGACATCTTTGCAGGAGGTGTGATTCGGAACGATTTGAGGTTTTCGACAAAGAGCATGTTCAAAAGGAACTAAACCCCATCCCTCACCATTGGCCGTATTGATTCCGACGTCCACGGAGTTATAAATAAGATTGAGCTGCTCATCAGGTGGAGCGCCCATGTAGTTCATGTTTGGTGTCAAAGCCAGTTTCTGCGTGGGATCGTTTCCTCTTCGACGCATCTCAGTTTCAAAAAGCTCTTTTACCGCCCACCCGAGATCCTTTTCTCCCATGTGCAAGTACAACATGACGTCGTCTTTACCCGTGGCAAACTCAGCAAATGCTTTGATTGTTAGGTCAATATTCTTTCTAGGTTGATTTCTATTGCCGTTAAATACTACGAATTTGTCTAGAGGAATACCAAGTTTTTTACGAGTTTCCAGCATGTCCAGCTCATGAAACTTTCCTTGATCAAGCCCATGAGGAATTACACCTAATTTTTGAGGTTGGATTCCGTGAGCCATTAGCCTTTGGGCTTGCTCGATAGTAAACGTAATAGCAAAGTCAAAGTCTTTGATGAACCTCAACATCGAGAGGGGGTACCACTCAGAATCTGTAGGGAAGTAGCCAATAAATTTAAACTTGAGTTGATGTTTGAGGAGGTGAATACGCTCCCAAACTTGATTGACGATCCAAATATCGTTAAGGCAAATAAACCAATCTGGACGTTCGTTTTCGACGATTGACTGGATTCTCCCTAGACCAAAACGATCGGCCGGATTGTGCGGAGCAGCAGGGTATATTTTGAAAGGGTACGGATGAGGATCTCCTGTGTAGTTAATGCCATATACGACTACTTCGTTGGTTTTCGATAAATGCTCGAGAATACTGTGAGTTACTCGTGCAAATCCTGTATTTGAAACCGCATCTCCGTACCACAGAATCTTTGCCATTGGGGTCTAGACTTTCGGTATCAGTATACAAACAGTACTAGATAATGCCTAGCAGGGAAACATTCGCATATCGCCGGGCTTTAAAACTACGTGCTCAAAAAGCCTTAGAGACTGAAGACACAACAATCGATAATGTATTCTCTCGTGCACAGACTGATTTCTTAACCTTCTGCACTCTTTTAGATAAACCTCCAGCCAGACATATGCTGGAGTGGCATAGAGAGCTCATAACCGGAGAGAGCAATAAGTACCTTATAGATATCGCGGGTCCGAACTTAGATATTCTGAGCCCTCGTGGTTCAGCCAAAAGCACTGTACTTAACCTGTTTACTGCTTGGGTTATCGGCAGGCACACTCAGGCTGGTAGACCTCTTCAGATTATTTATTGCTCATACAACATCGCGACAGCTATTCCCAAAAGTCGAATTATTAAACAAATTATCGATTCATCGACTTTCAAAAAAATATTTCCAAAAGTTAAGTTAAAAGCTGGGATGCAGAGCGACATAGGCTGGTCTGTCGACTTTGATTATGCGGGCATCACTCGTATTGGTGACGAGGAATTTACCTTAAGAGCAGCTGGTCTGAGAGGTTCGATTACGTCTAAACGAGCTCACCTCGTGATCGTGGATGACCCTATTAAATCAAGTACCGATATTAAAAATCCTACTGTTCGCGAGGAGATGAACGGTAACTGGTCATCGGTCATTGCTCCCATCGTGTTTGAGGGAGGTCGATCTATCTGTCTAGGAACTCGTTTTCACCCTTTGGATATACATAAAACAATGTTTATCCCGCAGAAGGGCTGGAAACAAGTCTCACAGGAAGCACTCACGTACAACAAAGACGGAGAAGCGGTTAGTTATTGGCCTGAGCAGTGGTCTGTCGAATATCTGCAAGGCCAAAAAGAACTGGATCCTGTTGCTTTTGCTTACCAGTATCAGCAACAACCTGTAATGACCTCAGATCTCGTCCTTTCTCCTGACTTAATTGTTAAAGGAGAAGTCGAAACTGAGTTCGATTCCTTGGCTGTAGGGATCGATCTATCCGCCAGCAAGAACGAGACTTCTGATTACACCGCTTTTGTCCTCGGTGGGAGACTCGGAGACAAATACTATGTCATTGATGCACATCAGGTGCGGACCATCGGCAACCTTGAAAAGATTGACTTGCTGTGCGATATGTTAGTTGAGTGGGGAATCTTAGAACTACAGAACGATCAACATTTCCCGACGTATTCCACAGTGACCCTCGTTGTTGAAGCCGTGGCTTACCAGGCTTCTCTTGCGGCTGATCTCCGTCGTGTTTTGTTAAACGAAAGAGGTCTGGGTAATTTGCATGTCCACGAAGTCAAAGGATTCAGGGGAGACAAAGTCGCGAGGTTTAGAGGTACTCTCGGTCTTTTGGAAAATAAAAAAGTTATTTTTAACAAATACAGAAAGTTTGATGCTCTTATAGATCAGCTAATTAACGTAGGGGCGACGTCTCATGATGACCTTCTTGACGCTTACACTTGGCTCATGACTTATCTTCAACGTCGCGGAAACTTCTCTGTTGAGTTCTAATGTCTTCTATTTACATCTCTGTCACAGCTTACAATCCACTTAGCCGCATTGAGACTCTTCTTGAAGTTTTAAAGGGTTACGAAACTCTTGATTTGGATAAAGAAATTGATATTACGATCGATCACGAACATGCTTATGACCTAGATGAGTTCTCATTAATAGTTGCCGGTAACACTAACTTAAAACGCGTAAGTTTTACTGTAGCGTCTCCAGAGTATGTAGGTTACTCACTTTGCTGGGCACACAAACCGTCTCTAGCTTACCAAGTTTTAAATAAAAAACATGATTATTACATGTATTCAGAAAATGATATTCTTTTTACTAAGAGACAATTTGATTACTGGATCGAATATAAAGATGTTTTAAAAAAAGAAAACCTAGAACCAGGTTTTTGTCGAGTCGAGAAAGTAAAAGATAAATTTATTCCTTTTGACAATTACCGTCGCTGGAATTTGAGTGGTGTTACCCCAGATGTTTGGGGACCAATCGGCTACAACTGCGGTTTTAAATTCCGTCCGGCTGAGTCCGGTGTGATTGGTTTTACAACACTCGGTAACCCATATGGTGGTTTTATGATCATGGATCAAGAAGACTCTGAGGAGTACATTCGCTCAGACAGCAGTCACCCTGTAAAAAGTCACGCAAAAATTGGCTTAAGAAACTGGCCGATCGCTGATCGATCTTCAATGGGTTTGGCTTTTGAAAAACTGCTCCCAGGGCAAGAACATCGCCGAGCTATTCCCCTGATAAACGAAAATGGAAAAATTAAAATCCCTGAGTGTGCCTTAGTTCAGCACTTGGATAATAAGTACTCCTCTGCACTTTTGAAAAACTCTCCTATGATCGACACAGATACTATGTTTACATACTGACATGTTCTCTTACTCCGATGACACCATCACCCTGGGAGGTATCGAGTTTGACATGGCTATGCCAAGTATTTTTCCCGGCAGCACTGTGGATCACCCCAGTCACTACAACCAAGGTGATGTCGAGTGCATTGACGCAATGCTCGCTGCAGCTGGAAAAGATGCTGTACAAAACTTTTGTCACCTCTCTTGCATAAAGTATCTCTGGCGCTTCCAACACAAGAACGGAGTTGAAGATTTAAAAAAAGCTGATTGGTACCTAAAAAAGCTTATTGAGCTGAATAAGTTAGACTGACAGAAAGAATTCACAAATGGACATCCGCGCTTTCGGATCTGTATACGGGCAGACGCCCATACTGCCTTACGCAAGTGGGTTTGTTTGGGTGCCTTCGGACGGTCAAAAAACTTTTCCTACCTGTCGTTCTTTATTCGTCGAATCAAAAAGTACTCCTGGGACAGATGACGTTTATGTACGTCTAAACGACATGGGAGAAAATCAATTTATACATATCGAAAATGTTGATGGCAATATCGAGTTGCCTTTTGGAGCAGTTACACTAAGTGGAGGTTCTGTGAACGGCGTAGTCGTCCTTTACTAATAGGACTATGAATTTATTCAAATGGACTGCATTAGGAGTTGGTAGTCTTGTTGCTGTAGCACACATTGGTGTGCTGGGGCACATTATTAAAGCAACAAAAACTCCGCAAGCTCCAGTTATAAATTTTCCCAGAGGAGATTATTCCTCTTACAAAGTTAAAGCAGATAAAGAAGGTTATACGGTCGAATATAAAGCGAATGATCCTACTGTTCTTGAGTCACAAAAATCTTTATCGGTAGATAAAGAAAAGAAAGGATTTTTTGGTAGTGGTAGTGAAAATCGTCACGAGTGGCGCAAAGATCAATTCACTATGGATGGCACCAGGAACCTAGGAGGTGCCACGGCAGATGGCGAGGGAAAGTCTGCAAAAGACATACAGTGCATCGTGGCGGACGCTGGAGCACGGTCACAAGGTGCAATGGCCGGAACTAGTATTGCTGCTGGGGTTGGTGTTCCTGCTGTTATCGGTATCCCGTATGTTGGGTGGCTAGCTGCTGGATGGGTTTCACTTTTAGGCGGAAAATTAGGTTCTGCTGCTGGATCTACCGTTGGTAGCATAGTTAATGACTGCTAAATAAAGATGAGTTTTACTGGTTACTCCGATATTTTTGCTGATCGTTACGGACGGTCTATTGCTGCCGCTGATAATCAAAGGCGTCGCGATCAAGAATCCACACAGCAATTCGCTGGGCAAGTTCAGTCAGACTTAAATCAAGAAGCCGGTGGCCCTGTTCCGCCAACAATGCCGGACGATGGGAGTAACCCGCAGTTTGATACTGGTATGGACGAGGAAGTAAACGAAAACGTAGAACGCACTAAAAATTACTTGCTAGAAGTATCTAAAAAACGCTTGAACCAAGTAGCAGACGTCTAAGACTGAGGTAGCATATTGCTACTCGAATCGTTCTTCTGTGCTGATCGATTGCTTTCCTTATTTCAATGAAAAGGAGCTACTAGAACTTCGTATTAAAACTCTCTACGATCATGTAGATGGTTTCTTGATAACAGATGCTAATTATACGCACAGAGGGGAACCTAAAGAATTTACTTGCGTTAATACTCTCAGAGAGCTCGGGATTCCCGAAGACAAAGTGCAAGTGCTCCACGTTGAGTTACCTACGTACGAAGAAGCACCAGACCCCTGGGTTAGAGAAAGAGGGCAGAGAGACGCTTTAAGTGTTGGTTTATTTCAGCTGCCAGGAGATACCTTTTTTATATGCTCCGATTGTGACGAAATAGCAAACCCGGAAAAGCTAGAAGAGGTAAAACAAGCTGTTTTAGATAACCCCGATAAGACAGTTCGTTTGAGTATGTCTATGCACTACGGACGAGCTGATCGGCAGCTTCAGTCGCCACAAGAAGAAAAATTTGATTGGCGTTGCGGGGTAGTTAGTACGGTTGCTGGACTAAAGGAATTCGGAACTCTTTCTTCTTTACGAGCTACAACGAATAATTATTACGTAGGCGAACGCGACGCAGGGTGGCATTTCAGCTGGATGGGCGATGCGGATAAACGACGAACTAAGTTACGCTCCATCGCTGAGTATTACATCTGGGATAAACCTGAAGTACAGGAGTTGTGTGACGAATTCAAACCTGAAGAAGGCAACACAGACATGCTTGGTCGTCAGGATCATTTGTTGACTTCGTATCCAGTGGATAAACTTCCTGAAGGTGCCCTTAGAATAGAAAGAGTTAGAAAATACCTTTTACCTGATGGCTGACAAAATGCCTGCGGAGGTTTTGGCTAAGTTCCAAAAGGATCGCGACGAAAAAAAGGCTCCTAGTGGTGACGAGGTTAAGATGGAAAAACAGAAACGGGCTAAAGAAAAAGCTCGTTCCTTCAAAGAAAAGAAGTAATTTTTTAAATGGCAGCCTCACTTGACACGCGAAATAAGTTCGAGGAGATCTTAGAGGCTGCTCGGACTCAAGGTCGCCAGAACCAAGCTGCAACCATGGTGGTGCTAAGCCACTTGCAGCAGATGACCCTCTTGATGATCAAAAAGGGGATCTCTTTTTACTGCGATCAAGACACTTTGAAAAGCAGAACAAGGTTTCTGCACGATGTAATCGAGTTAAATCGGCTTGATATTCGTTTTCCAGCGATTATCAGAAATTTTCTAATCGACGGTTGTGGCCTGTTTTACTTCCGCCCAGATCAGAAACTAAAATATCAGATCTATTTCTTTAACAAGAACCAATATCGGGTCTTTCACGATCTGAATGGTCAAATTGAAGAAGTCGTAATTATTTACGATTACAAAGTAAAGAACGCCACCCTTGGTCTTCCGAGCGATGTCTACGGACAAAACAAACGGTATGTCCGACTTTCGATTACAGCTGAGACAATCAGCGAAGTTGAGTCTGACTCAGAACTAAGTTTTGAAGTAGAACCAGGCCCAGGTATCAACGGCACTAAAGTTCGCCCAAATTCTCTAGGTTTTGTGCCCGCTGTCGAATGCTTAAACAAACCTAACGCCAGCGGCACAGAAGGAGAAGGTGATTTTGATCCGTTTATGGAGCAAATTGTGCTTCATAACGAGATGATCACAAACATCTCAAAGAATATTGAATTTTTCGGTAACCCTACTCTGATCTCCAGTCGACCACGGTCTGACCTGGTCGAAGCTGCTGATGCCGGAAGTGCTTTCCGTCCAACAATCAGCTCTCAGAGTGGGTTTGCGGGAAGAGATTCTCCTTCAACACGCGTTAGTGAACCATTCGGTTCAGCGATGGGAGGTGGCCTTCGTGTACCTCGCATCATCGCTAACGTCGAGCCCTCAGATCGTGTCGGCTACATGACGCCTGACCCGATTAGCGGTGACATGAACCGTTATGTTCTGTTGCTTAGAGAAGAAATCCGTACTGCTTTAGGTGGTGTGGATGAAATTTCGATCTCGGCGGGCGCTACTGCGACAGAAATTAAAGGTTTGATGGGTCGTGCTCAAGCCACGGCTCTTCGAAAAAACAAAAGTTTCCTTACTTACGGTTTTTGTCGTCTCTTAGAGATGATGATTTACCACCAGGAAATGATTTTCCGTGAGTCGTTTATCGCGGCCTCGGGATTAAAGGAACCTAAAGAACCAACCGAAATAACCGAAGATTCAACTGAAAAGTATCAGAAAGCTTTACGTCGTTTTGACATGAAGCTCGACGAAGAAATTAAAAAAGCCTTAGAAAAAAACAAAGTCCCTCGCGGCGTTATTGGTTTACCAGAAGATGGAGACCGTAGCGTTTCATATCGCTTCATGGGCGATGTGTACGAGGATACGGCCTTTGACTTACAGCAAAAGTCAATCGTTGTAAGGAACATGCAAGAGGTTGGTGTTAATAGTGTTGAAGCTATTAAGTACCTATTCCCGGATAAGACTGAAGCCGAGCGTGCCGAAATGTTGAAAGGATTCCCTTTCAGAATGGTTGGACAAACACAGTCGGCAATGCAGCAATTCCTGGTATTATTAAATCAGATGTATCAGTCTCCGCATCCTCTTGCGCCTGATCAACCCCTTGCGGCTGATCCTAGACTGAATATCACACCGCTCCTTTACAGGACGTTTGATCACCTTGCGGAAGAATTAACTTACTCGGGTAGCTATGAGCCAGCAGATCCAAGCTTCGACCCCGAGCCCGGTGTCCCCGGCGGCAGCCCCGGCGGTATACAACGACCAGGGCTCAACAACCGCCTTCCCGCAGTGGGTGGCACAAACGTCTACCCCGGCGGTAGCTTCGGTGCCTACAGCCCAAGCGCCACAGCAGGTGGCACCGGTTTCGGACCCTTCTATCAACGCCCCGTCCAGCCCGTCAACGTCGCAATCCTCCCCGAGCAACCCTTGGGAAGCAGCGATGGGGTCCCTGGAACGAGTGTTGGGCCAGATTCCATCCCCCAGCCAGGCAGCACCATCACAGACCCTGGAAACACTGCAGGGTACAACACAGCTGAGTCAGCCTTCACAGGTCCAGCCTTGGGCCTACCAGCAGCAGGCTCCGCAGACATCGCCTACCAGCGCCTCACCGACCCAAACTTCCTCGCAGGCTTCTACGGAAACCAGCAACGGGGAACTCAGCGCCGCAAGCGTCGAGGTAATTAAACAGTTTGGCGTTGAAGCTCCTGGAATTCTGAATTCTTATGCTTGCGCTTTGGAGGACATGCTCCTTCAGCAGGCACAAAAGACCGATCAAATCACCGAGAGAGCCGGTGGTATGGAGCAAATCCTTACCAACCCTGACTTCTTGGCTGATTACACTGATCGTTTCTTTACTGAAGTGGTTCCTGTTGACATCGATAGCGATGTTCAAACTCAGGCTCCTCAGCAGTATCAGCAGAACTACGACATGCCTGCTCCTCCGGCTGCAACTGCCGGTCAACAGCAAGCTGCTCAACCACAGCAGCAGTGGGATGCCTTCGGCGACGCTATGAATCGTTCACCTGAGAATGCTTGGCGTCATCTCGCACATATGAGCCCTGAAGCTCTGCGTTCAAAGCTCCTATTTATGGAAGCTTCTTGACTTAAAGATTAAACCCTGTAACTTTATTAAGTGGAAGGGTTTAGGGGCTCTGCCCAGGGAAAGACTCCTCGAAAGGGGGGTCTTTTTTCTGCTATCTTGATAAAAAAGAAGCTAATTATGAAGTCTTTACAAGCTAGTGGTCGAGATAAGAGCAAAGGGAAGGATAAAAAACCTCGTGTAGGGGCATCTCCAGGCCCAGCCAAAAAAACTGCGGCTGAACAAGAGGGATTTGACGAAAATGTTCAACTCTGATTCTCTTTAGTCACTATTTTTGTCAGATTTATGTTGCGTAGTCTTTTTTCGCTAGTTTTTGCCGCTGTTTTGTGGGTTCAAGTACCTCAGTGGGAGGCCGATTGGTCAAAATGTGCTGTTGATGTACCCGATGTCAGCTGTCATTGGTACGTAGTCGCGCCAGATAACACTTTTGGCACAGGTTTTGACTGGGCAACCGCACCATGGTTTGACGTAAACGGTTTGCAAGACGTGAGCAAGCTAAGAAACACGATGCAAGTAATTCATCAAGAATCTTTGTCCGTTAACTGAAGATCTTTTTTTGATCTCTCTTTGATTTTGTGAAGCACACTAACTTCAAGGGTGTTCAGTATCTTTATACCGGCGTAACCACCTACAAAAGCCACTGCAACAGATTCTGATTTGGTTAATTTCATGCGCTCAGCTACCGCAGGGCTGACAAAGGTCGCAAGTAACCAGCCGACAGATAATGCTCTTAAAAAATGCGTTATAAACTCTCGCTTACTTCGCGGGTTGACTAAAGCTTCAGTCACGGTACCTGCAATAGAGCTACCTGCTATACCAGCATCAACTGCCATCATAGATGCGACTTTCTCAAGCATCTGTCTCTTAAGTATTAACGCTATATGAATCTTAATCAGGCTTAGAGTATAAAAAAAGCTCGTTAAATGACTTTTGCTGCTCTTACAAACTGGAAATACGATAAATCGTTATATCACAACATCCAGTCAGGGCCTCAGCGGACTGCATCTAATTTAAATCTCACAGATACTTACTTACTGACGTCAAGTGGGTACGTTTACGCAAGTGGGGAGCAGCAAACCTTTGTCGCTTTGCACGATCAAGGAGCCAACTTCGGAATAGTCACTCCAGGGCCTCCAAATAGTTCTGGTTACTTCACTAATGACTGGCGAGCTGTGCCCACAGCCGTGTCAGGCTACTGGACAGATTATCAAAACACTTATCCTCACTCATCGGGACTTTTAACTGTTTACAACGGATTTAGACGTCAAGGTCTAATTAACACTGCTAACAGCACTGTACAAACTGCCTTTGGACCTGAACCTGGTCTAAAAGACATCGGACCTTACATTTCCTACGGAAGAAACCTTCCGGATAACCAACTTTATGGTCCGTTTGAGACACCTGAAGGAAATACAGCAGCGCAAGGTAGTACAGGTGGACCTGTCGCTTACCCTCTCTCGCAATTCCCTCTTTTAACTAACCCAACACAAGGCGTAACCGGGTCTAGGGCTGATTGGGTTTATAACACTCCTGTGTACTGCAAGGTGTGGACAGAATCGACGACGTCAAGAGTTCCTCCAGGCGAAACAGCTGACAATACGAATCCAATCGTAAGAGGTAGTTATAGAGGTAGATCTTCTCGGTATGTTCCAAACTATGGTGGAATCTACGGAGTACTAGGAGAAGGTGTAAGGGGCATGATCCGCACCTTTAGTTCTACAGTTAATAGTTCTAACCAAAAAGGTATTTAACGCTAAAAACGAGACGTCAGCTATGTAGACATAGTTGATAAAAGGCTAAGATTATTTTGTAGTTTCTTGTGGACACTTATCGATGTTTATCGATAATGATTTCCCCAAGATTCTTGGTGCGGAACTGTATCGTCCCCATCCTGCTTATATCGTTGAAATGGCTGCCGAACCGGTGGTCGTTCATGATTTTTCTAAGCAGCCTGGTCAGACTGTTCAGCTCGATCGTTATCGTTTCTTCGGTAACCCAGGCTCCAAGGAATCTCGGGAACGTACTGCAGAGCAGACCATTGGTACTGCTAACAGCCGTAACATCGTCAAGGACAAAGTCCTGGTGACTCTTAAGGAGTACACCGGACCTGCGGACCCTAACGATCCAACTCAGCCTTCTACTTTCAAGATTGCTCGGGAAACCCTTATCACTGCGCAGCGACTGCTGCTTGATACAGGCAACCTGACCACCTTCCATCAGTCAATCGGCAGTCTGACCCTGCTCGATGACTATCGTCGGTGGCGCGATCGGGTGTTCATTAATGAACTCCTTAAAGCTGTTTCTAAGGGACAAAGTTCTGATTCCCAGGGTGGTTATTACTTCCCAGGTGATCTAGCAACTGGTGCCCTTACCTACACCAACGCCGAACAAGCTAAGTTCGACGTCAAGGACGACCTCCTCCGTGTGGTCAAGTCCCTCCGTAAGCGCAACACGCCGACCTACCAGGACGGTTTCTATCGCTGCGTTTGCGATCCTACATTCCTGATGCACCTGCGTCAGAACTCTGACTTCCGTGAGGTCGCTCGTTACCCAGGTAACGGACAGATCAACCCGCTGATGTCGGCTATGCAGCCGAACGCCAGCATCTACATGGGTCAGGGCTTCGGCCAAGCTACGTTTGTGGCTGGCGAACCGATCATGCCAACTGGCTTCGTCTTTGAAGGCGTGCGATTCTTCGAATCCACCAACATGCCTTCCCAGACCCAGAGTGCAACGATCGCAGGTGCGACTGCAGATACCAAGGCTGCCATCGGCATGTTCTTCGGTCCTCAGTCTGTTGGTGTGGGCATCGGCGGTAACAACGCTCAGGTGCTTCTCAACAACAATGACGACTTCAGCCGTTTCATCATGATGATTTGGAGCCTCTATGCAGGTTTCGAACTTCTGAACGCTGATTTCGCCACAATTGCTTACTCCTTTGACGCCTGAGGAGGAAATTAAACAGTGATTAACGCTAATCAGTTACACGTTGCCAAGATTTATCCTGGTAACTACACGAATGTTCTTCGTTACTGGCACGAAGTAAAATCCATTGCATCTCAGAATGCAAATGGTGTTGACACGACCATGACGGGTCAGCCCGTTGGTGGTCCTGTCGGTGTTGTGTTCCAGCCTGGCTGGATTGCACAGCAGGCAGTTGGTTATGTCGACATGAGCTACCAAGCTCTTGGCACTAACAACCAGCTTGCCTACTATGCGCAACCTTATGGCTCAGGTCAGAACGCTTCTCAGCAGCCTTTCCTGAACGCCAACGTTATCGTTCCTTCACCCGACTTCCACAAAGATGTCCGGGCTGACATTACCGATGGCATTAAAGTCCCTGCAACAGCCTACGTTTATCGCGCTTCTCTGCGCCTTAGCGGTGGCGACATCGTTAGCAGCGGCGTTGCTGGATCTGATTCTACTCCTGAACTAACCCTCGTTCCCGCTGTGGGCGAAGGTCTTAAGGATGACGGCACTGTCGTCTCCGGTCAGTTCGGTGCAACCATTACTGGTGCTAACAGCGCTATCGCTAACGGTAGTGTTGCTTCCACGAACATCTTCGACTCCAGCAGCTGGGCTGCTTTGGGTTCTGAGACTACTTGGAAATTGTTCACCACTAATGATCAGAGTGCTTCTGGTCTTTACCAAGGCTCAGGTGTCTATGACCCCCGTGCCGGTGTCAACAAGTTGGCTGGTGATGACAAGGCTCTCGCTATCTGCGAAGTCTGCTGGATCATTCCTGATGAGCCGCCCGAGCGCCAGGACGTTGCTCTGCAACCCGATGGCCTCACCGAATCTCAGGTGTACACCTCCACTTCTCCTTCCTGATATACTCAGCAAGCGAGGACCAAAGACCTTTCCTTCGGGAAGGGTCTTTTTTTTGTCTTTAATCAAATATATTTATTTCTAAATTATTTACGTAACTAAAATATGAGTAGCAAACGAATAGCACTATGTCTGATCTCACAGATCAAATGATTAAGTGCAGGCAGTGTGAGAAGTGCGGTGCTAAGTGGATAAACGATCAGCTTTACTGGGCAACAGGCAAAAAAGGAAAGAACGATGATTTGGCAGGTTTAGTTTGCAACACGGTCAATTCACCGGAGTGCATTAACCCTGAAAAGGGCTCAGAAACTGGAGATACCTGGGAGAAAAGACTAGGCAAGCTAAAGCAGCTCTCCACGGTAATGGAGAAGGAATACGATATTAAGTGGGATTCAGGAAGCTCAGGTTCAGATTTTTAGAAACCAGAAGAACTCATAGGAATCATTAAGCCACCAGCTCTAGGGATTCTTGATTGAACTCTTCCCTGAGCTTCCATAGCGTCGGTAAGTATCTGCTTAGTTTCAGGGTGATCTCCGCCGTAAGCCGCTAAACGAAGATAGTTTTCGACATTAAACAACGGAGCAGAATCTAAAGCATCTTGAATTTCTCTAGGTCCTCGGGGCCAATCGTTTTGTTTAGCTATTTGGTTATATAACTCGACTGCAAACGGAACTAAATCAGCTCCACCTGAAAAAAGTGATGCTGCAATACCACCACCTCCCACAATCGCTGCGTTTTTGAACCTTTGCACTGGATCAGGTTCAGGTGAGTTGAGTTCAAAACCAATAGCTTGTGCGTCTGCTGCGCCAGCAAGTTTCTTAAGTGGAGTGTCGTAGTTAGACGCTATTTTCTTAACAAACTCGCCTGCTACTCTTTTAAGTGGTGACATAGTTTTTGTCCGATGGCACTATTTTAATCGATACTGGTTTAAGCTACTGCTC